GGGGCCTTCCTGGAGCTGGCCCTGGAACGCAACGTGGCCATCGCGGGACTGGAGCCTGACCACAAAGCCCTGGAGCGTTGCACGGGCCGGGCACGCGAGTTCCTGGCAGACACGGATTTCACGATGGCGGAATGGCCCCCGGCCTACGTGGTGGTCCTTACGGACATCTGGTGTCTTGTGAACGCGACCGGCGGCATGGCAGACATTCAGGGGGTGCTTGAGCAGGTGTGCCGGTATCAATGGGCGGTCTTGCGGTTTGGCGGGGCTGCCCGGTGGGGGTACAATTTCGACCACGTGGCTGAGTGTGCGGAGTTCCTGCAAGCTGGCGGCATGACCCGGCGGCACGACTTGGAGCGGGCTGGCAAGGAGTTGGACAGCAACTTCACTCACGAGGTCTGGATGCACGGCACGGACACGAGCAAGGTGCCCGAGGGGTTGCTGGGAGGTGCAAAGTGAAAGAGGTAGTATTCGTCAACGACTTCCCCCACGCGGCGGCCTTCTATAGCCCGCTCGTGGAGGCCATGCGGCAACGGTTTTCCGTGCGGATGTTCAAGAATGGGAGCCTGGACCCGGCGGCGGCGGACCTAGTGGTGCTGCCCTATCGGACCTGGGAGGCCCCTGGGAACTTCATTGTGGACCATGCCCCCCTCTACTCCAATCGGCTCAGCGTCAAGGCCCACGACTATGAAGTGTGGTCCAGCCCCACCATAGAGCTTCTGACCCGGGACTGGGGGATTGCGGCCAAGCGGCGGTCCTGGGCTACCGGGTTCTTCTTTGTGGAGCAACTGGACTTCAAGGTCAACAATCCAGAGGTCGCGTTCGCCTACTTTGCTCACAAGGGCGGTTGGAGAGGGCCACGGACGGACGTAGGCAAGACGCTACTCACGCTCTGCCACCGCTTCGAGCGGGTGTATTTCTGCTTCCATCTGTTTGAGGATTGGAAGCGGAGTGTGCGGGGTGCCCTGCCTGAAAACCTTGTGCGGATTGACCACGGGCGGCCCTTCTGGCAAGCACTGGCGGAGGCGGGGACGGTGCTGTGCGACTACAGTTCTGTTCTTGCGTGTGCCTTGGCAGACCCAAGGAAGCAACTCTACATTCACCACGGGCTACCGTGGCCCCAGCACAAAGCGTCCCAGTTCTTTGACATGGCCCACCGGGAGTTCGCCTACCTCTACAGCGAGCAAGAGCTGGATAGCCTGCTCTTGCAGGTGCGGGCAAACGACGCAAAGCGGCGGGATCGTGAGCGGTGGGCGGTGCTGGTTCACGGGGAAAGCTTGGGCAGAGGGGCAACGGAAAAGACGGTGGACGCTATGGAGGAGGCCATTGACCTCCGAGCACGCTATTTCAAGCGGAGCGGGGCGGAAGCCGTTGCGGCTGCCCAGGTGCTAACGTAGGACGGAGCCATGCTACGACCAGCAAACCGGAAAACGATGCTCAGCCTCCTTCCCCAAGGTGGGGTCGTGGCTGAAGTGGGTGTCTTGCAGGGGGCATATTCACGCCATCTGCGAGCCCTACTGAAACCGTCCCGGTTGTTCCTGATAGATGCGTGGCTGCCAGTGGGCAAGCGGTACGGGTCGTCGGAGGACCAGAACGGCCGGTTCCGTGCTGTGGTGCGGCACTTCATCAACGACCCCACGGTGTACGTCTTGCGGGCGGATAGCACGGCGGCGGCCTCGTGCTTCTCGAATAATTTCTTTGACGTGGTGTACGTTGACGCGGACCACTACCGGCCAAAGGTGGACGACGACTTTGAGGCATACTGGCCCAGGATCAAGCCGGGCGGGTGGCTGATGGGCCACGATTACCACCCTCGGCGGTTTGGCGTAAAGGCGGCGGTTCACGCCTTTGTTCGGGAGCATGGCGTGTCTCTGGACCTATTGACCCAGCGGGACGAGTTTGCGAGTTTCGGCATACGGAAGCCGGGGGAGGTGAAGCATGAGCTGTCCGCCTGACGCAACCTTTGACAACGACCTTCTGAACTGGTCCGTGGACGTGAATATGCGGGGCAGCTACTCCGCGTCGTTCAACCTCACGGACGAGGAAGACAAGTGGACTGAGGATGCCTACCTGGGCAAGCCCGTCCAAATCTACCTTGAGGCGGTTGCCACGGTGCTGGACGGCACGCCTGACGGCGGGCTGTGGGAAGGGACCGTGCGGTGGGTGTATGGGCTGGTCACGGGCAATGACACGAACACGGCTATCAGCGAGCAGGCCCGGGCCTGCAAGGTATCCAGCTTCGCGTCACGCCTGGGCGACAAGCCGGTGAACACGGAGAAGCAAAGCGGCGGCGGGCAGGGCGTGATGGAGAGCCTCGCGGGGGAAAGCGGCGGCCTGCCGTCCGGGCTGTACGACTTCAGCGGCATGGACACAAACCCCCAGAGCTACAACTCCGTCAGCGGGGACAACCTATTGGAGGAGATGGGGCGGGTTGCCACGGCTGCCAAGAGTGACCTCTACGTGGACCGGACGGGCAAGCTCGTGGCCACCGCCTGGAAGGACCACAATTCGGCGGTGGACGTGGTGATCCCACCCCAGGCAGTGCAAGATGCTCGGCGGGGCCGTGCGGTGGAGGGTGGCAGCGGTGGTGGCGGTATGCCCAGTAACGTCCGCGTCCGTGGCAAGATGCAAAGCCCTGACCACGACTGTGGTGAAAAGGACCTGGGCGACAGCAAGCGGCCGGACAGCAAGACACCGAAGGGCGGGGGTGGCAGGCCCGGCAAGGGCGGCGTGGAGAAGTGTATTGTGGTCGGTAAGGGCGTCCCGGGCGTGCTGACGAAGAACCGCGTGGACGGCAATGGGGTGGACGCCGACAATAGCGATGCTATCTATAGTTGGGGCCAAGGGGCTTTTGTGGATCCGGGAACGGGTAACCCGGTGGAAACGGACGGCCTTGTGACTGAGGAGATTAGCGGCCCCGGTGGCGGCTATATTCCAGCGGGCACGGTGAGCACAAAGATGGAACGCCAAGGGCGGACCAAAGGGGAAATCAACGTCCAGGCGGCCATTTCCAAGTGGAGCCGAGGCAGCAAACAGAAGGGCAAGCAAGAGAAAAAGGACAAGGCCAAGCAACGCAAGCTCGGCGGCAACCCGGGAGGCGGTGGTGCCGGTGGTGGGGGCAAGCAAAATCCCGACAAGAATCAGGATGAACCTGAGCCCGTTCAATTGGAAACCGTAGTCCGCGACCCGGACATAGCGGCCAAGTTCGGGGAAACGGACGAGGACATTGACAACCCCTACATCAGCGACAAGGACACGGCCTTTGAGGTCGGCGTGCGGCGGTTCCAGGAAAGCAAGATGCAGGCGAAGCAGTGGGCCACGAAGGTGAGCTACCTGCCCTCTCTGAACGTGGGCCAAGTGGTCACGTTCACGGTGCCTCAAACCGGCCAAGAGGTGACGGGGTTGCTGGCGGCCATCAAGCTGGGCTACGACCCGGCCCCGGCGGTGAGCATGGACTTGACCGTGGAGAGCTTTGAGGACCTGGGGAACACCGACTACGAAAGCGGCAACCTGCTCGCGTGCGACACGATCAACGGCGGGAGCATGGATGGGGAGGGCAGCGTATGGAAGAAGGACAGCCGATGGAACGTGCGGGTGGGTGACCATATTGCTACCGTCCGTAACGGCTACAATTTCTGGCAAGAGCTGTTTCTCAGCGAGGGGGCGTTTACTGCAAGCATCACGGCGGACGCCGACGACGGTTCTGGCAACCTACTCATCAAGGACCCAGGCGGTGCCACGGTGGCATCTGTGGCCCTGGCAACGGGCATCGTCAATGTCGCGTTCAACGTGGCGGCGGGGGCAGAGGGGACATACAAGTTCTGGATTGAGTGTACGGATGGCGTGGTGTACGTGCGGAGCCCCAGCCTTGTGAAGACTAAGACGGCATAGGTTGCCGAACCCCCCTTGGGAAAGGTAAAATAGGCGACATGGACCAGAACCTAGCGAAATTCCTACGCTCCGACGCTGCCAAGGGCGTGGGGGCTGAAACCCTGATGGTGTACCTCCACCTCCGTGCGGACATAGCACTGGCGGGCACCCCTGCCGTCAAGCTACTCAGGCAGAACGGCAAGCTGGCGACCATCCTGGAACCGCACACGTGTGCGGACTACCTGGGCATCCCTCCCCTCACGGCGGAGCGGCGGTTTGACGAGTTGCGGCGGCGGGGCTGGATGCAGGTGCGGGGCGGCGTGGCTGTGCTTGGGGAGTTCGGCACGGACACGGGTGTGCGGTGGTATGCTGACACGGAGCCTACTCAAATCATCCATTCCTCGGCGGCTGACGCTGTGCTACGCAAGGCCAAGGGGGAGGGGGCGGCTGCCAGTACTCCAAAGGCGAAGGCCACGACAGCGGGGCGACACGGGTCTGACAGGTTACCGGCTGATGAGGGTATGGAGCGGGCGGTGGCGGCCAAAGTGTTCGGCCTCGGCCAAGTGCTGCCGGGTACGGTCAAGAAGCTCCGGGACCACTACGTGGCCAGCTACCGCAAGCGGTACGGGGAAGCCCCTCCTGACGTGAAGGGGCGGGCGAACCTGAAGGCGGCTCACGTGTACCTGGGGCGGGCCTTGGGTCACGTGGGTTACAATGAAATCACCCTGTTCCGCTTCCTGGATTGGGTGTTCGGGAACTGGGAGGCTGTGCGGGACCTGTTACACCTGCCAGCCGGTAGACGCCCATCCTTGAAAGTGCTGGGCAACAAGTCATATTTCGAGCGTATGCGGCACGCCCAGGAACACGGGTTTCACGGTGCCACGGAAGCGGGTAAGCGGGAAACAGCAAGGAAGGCTGAGAAGGACTATGGCTGGGGGTAAGACGACCACGGAGCACCTGAAGCAACTGGGCATCCCTCCGGTTCATTGGCACGCTCGCCTCGACACAATACCCGACCACGCCTGTCCCTGGAAGCCCCGGCTCCGGGAATACGTTGACGCGATTGCGGAAAACGTGTCCCGGCCCCGGGGCTTGCTCTTGCACGGTATCCACTCCACGGGCAAGTCGGCGGCGGCTGCCATCTGCCTCAAGGCGGCGGCCTGCCATCGGGTCTATGGGTTCTGGCAGGTGGCGGATAGCCTGGGCAGCGAGGTGATGGACGATGTTACCTGGGAGGGCAAGCCTATCCTGGAGCACTGCTTGGGGGTGCCGGTGCTTGTGCTGGACAACCTACGGCTCACCCGGGAACCGAAACGCCTTGGGGGGGTGGTGTGGCGGGACCGGCTGGCGGATGAGCTTGTGCGGGCACGGGTAGATGCGAGGCTTTGCACCATAGTCACGACGGAGTACACGACGGAGGAGGTGAAGAACCTATTTCCAAGCCTGGGGGCTGTGCTGATGGAGGCGGTGGTGCCGGTGCGGGTGTACGGATATGATTTTCGGCGGCAGATTGCTCAGGAGTTGGCATGAGTGAGCTAGGCAAACGGCTGGTCAGAAGCCTGCTTGTAGAGCGTGACATGGAGGTGCTGGCGGCCCAGGGCGTGGGGGAGGGTGACCTGTTTGGCGACGCCCGGGACGCCTTTCGGTGGGCCATGTCATTTCTACGGGAGCGGGGCGAATGGCCCACGGCTGCCCAGGTGGAGGAGGGAACGGGCATCCTGTTCCCGGAGCACCTGGACAAGCTGGACTACATCGCGGACCTGATCCGGCGGCGGACCCTGGGCAAGGCCATAGAAACCGGCGTGGTCGAGGTATCCAAGCTGATAGGGGAACGCAAGCCCGACGAAGCCTTACGGCTGCTCACGGAAACCGGCGTGCGGTTGCGGGCACGTTCGACCAGCGTGGGGGTTGATAGCTTTCGGGCCACGGGTGGGGAGCGGCTGGCCCACTACGAGGCCGTGAAGGCCACGGGCGGCCTATTGGGTCAGCCGACCCCGTGGCCCAGCCTGAACAAGAGGATCATGGGATGGGTGGATGGCTGTCTACACGTGGTCACGGCGATACAGAATGTCGGAAAGTCGTGGTTTTCTTGCATCGTGGCGGCTGACGCCCTGGCACGCGGCAATAGAGTTCTGTTCGTGACGATGGAGATGGCGAATGACCGTATTGCTCGGCGGGTAGCTTCGGTACGCTATCGGGTGCCTTGGGGCAAGTTCCTCCGGTGTGAGTTGGAGGAGGGCATGGAGCGTGAGCTGGCCACCTACGCGGCGGCGGACAAGGAGGGCGAGGGCGACATCCTGTTTGCGGATAAGAAGCGGGTCAAGCGGGTGTCCGACGTGGTGGCCCTGACGCTTGACAACCGGCCTGACATTGTGGTGGTGGATGGCGGCTACCGTTTCCGCTCGGGGGCAAGCACGGGCGGCCAGTGGGAAAGCACGGTGGAGATAGTGGCCCAGCTACAAGAGGCGGCGGAGGCTACTGGTCCGCCCTGGATTGTGACGACGCAGCAAGGGGACGCCGGCGAAACGGGCAAGGAGAAGAAGCCCGGGACCAAGATGCGGGCATGGAACGTGCGGTATGGTAAGGAGTGGGTGATTAACCCGGACATCGTGCTGGGGCTGGCCCAAACGGACCTCCAGCGATTGGATGGGGTGATGGAGCTACACCTGCTCAAGGAACGCGACGCGGCGGCCGACGAAAAGCGGCGGCCCTTTTTCAATATCCACTGGGACTTCAAGGGCATGGATTTCTCGGAACGGGACAGCCTGGAGCTAGGCAAGGAGACAACCTTTGCCCCGGTGGGCAGCGATAGCGAGGTAGAATACTGATGCAACCTTTCCTTCTGAGCAGCGACAAGCGTACCGGGTCCCACTACCTGCAAACGGCTCTGGAGGCCCACCCGGCTATCCGGTGCCGTGGTGAATTCTACAGCCCCAGGAACCAGGACAAGGTGGGACCGAACTGGTTCCAGGAACTCTACTACACGGCGGCACAGGCCAAGGAGCTGGGCATCGAGGCGGACGGCCTTCTGCTACAGCGGTCGGACGGCGGCCGGGAGGGCAAGTTCAAGGGGATGCGGGGCCTCATGCGAACAGCCCACCCGAACCTGAAGGTGCTCATGCTCTATCGCGAAAACGTGTTCGCCCAATTCGTGAGCAAGGAGGTGGCCAAGCGGCGGAAGCAGTGGTGCTATTTCCAGCATCAGAAGGGCAAGACTGACCCGGACCAGAGCGTGACCGTTACGGTGGACCCGGCCTTTATGCTTCGGGCCATAGGGCGGACGTGGCAGCTATGGCAGCGAGACCGCAAGGAGTGGCAAGCCTTCCCTCAGTTGGTCTTGAAGTACGAGGACGCAGTGGCGGACCTGCCTGGGCAAACGACCCGCATCTTTGAGTTCCTGGGCGTGCGGCCGGTGCCGGTGCCGGTGCAAAGCCGGGCACTCCTGCAAGTTCAGAAGCCGCTCAGCGAGGTGGTGACGAACTACGCGGAGGCCGTGAACGCCCTACACGGTACGCGATGGGCGGGGCTGATTGAGCGGTATGGGCTATGAGCCCGAGTTGCTCTGACTGGGGAATTGTGGTAAAATAGGGCAACCAAAGAAAAAGTCCGGCCTTTACGGGCTGGGCGGAAAGGAGCTGTGAGATGGACGTGCTGGAAGCGGTACGGGCACGCATTGCCGAGGTGAAGGCCCAGGAGGCACCGGAGCGGCCGGTGCTGGCACGGCTGCAAGAAACCAGAAGCGTGGCCCGGGCGGTCCCGCCTGGGACTGGCCCGGTGACGGTATACTTCAGCCGGGAGGACGTGCGGCGGCGGTTTTACAAAGCGATGGAGCCGTTGCTGGCGGCTGGCAAGAGCTACGACCCATCCCCGTGCTCCGGGCTGGAGTTTGACGGGGCGTGGTTCGGCTGGGGCCATGCAATCTATACGCTCGCCTTCTTAGAGCGGAAGCACCCCACGGAGAACATCCACGGGGCCTATCTGCGAGGGCGGTTTGCTCACGACGCGGGCAGACCCTTGGACAGCAACCCGTTCCACGAGCGTGAGAGCTATTGGCAGTGGATTAGGTTCTATGGCGGGTGGTGGTGGGGCTGGCGTGAAGCGAGCCCTGGCAAGGAGCCCCCGGACTTGGAGGAGCGGGATGCAGTGGGAACACCTGAGCCCAGTGCTGTCGCGGCTGGGGCTTGACGCGGCCTCCTTGCGGCCCAGTGCTGCAAAGAAGCAAGTCATGGTCCCCTGTCCCTTCGCTCCGTGGTTCCACAAGACGGGCACGGACACGCGGCCCAGCATGTCCATCCGCTACGGCCTGACCCCGGTGCGGTGGCGGTGCTTTGCCTGCCACGAGCGGGGCAAGCTGTGGGAGCTTGTGGACAACCTTGCAGACCTACGCAAGGAGCCGGAGCTGAAAGAGCTGGCGGCCCGGTTGCTGGATACGGACAAGCTGAGCTTAGAGGAAACGGTGCGGGCGGCTATGGGTGACACGGATGCGTGGCTCTACCCGGTGGAGAGGGAGCCGGTGCCCACCCTGGACGAAGGTGCCTTGGAGCGGTTCCCAAGCGTGTGGGACGTGCCCAGGGCCTTGGACTACTTGCGGCGACGTGTCCCCTACGCGGCCACCATACGGGCGTTCGATCTTCGGTATGATCCAGGCCGGGACCGCCTCCTGTTTCCCGTTAGGCTGGCGACTGGGGGCCTTGTCGGGGCTGTGGGGCGGTTGCTGGTCGAAGGCGAGCCCAGATATTGGAACTACTTTGGCTTCGAGAGCGGCCAGCACGTGGGCGGCCTGGACCGGCTGGCCCCTGGGGCGTGGGTGTACGTGGTGGAGGGGTTCTTTGACCTCTTGCGGATTTGGAAGTGGGCTTGGGATGCAGGTGCGGGGGTGGTTTGCACCTGGACCAGTACGCTCTACGCGGGGCACGTGCGGGAGATTGGGGAGCTGGCGAGAAGCGTGGGAATATGGTATGATGGTGACAGTGCTGGGCGAAGCGGATGGGAGCAGGCCAAAGAGACACTAGGGCCAAGCACCTTCGCACTCCGGCGGGCTGCAATATCCGAGGGAATGGACCCCGGGCAGCTAACGGAGGCCCACTTTCACACCATTCGCTCTAAGATGGAGGGAGCAACGACATGACGGATGAACCCACCACCACCCCCGACGCCGAAGAAGGCGGCGTGCCTGCCTGGGCGGTAGGCTCCGGCCTGGACACCGACATGACAGGTGATCCGCGACCGGACAGCGGCAAGGGCCTTCGGTTCTGGATACCAAAGGCCACGGAAAAGAAGATCATTTTCCTCACGGAGGGGAACGCGGCCCCGGTTATCTGGGAGCATCAGTTCCGTATGGGCGGCAAGTGGACGAACTGGGCCACGTGCCTGGAGCCCTTGCGTATGAAGTGCGGGCTGTGCGACTGGGCACTGGGCAACGACGGGAACTACAGCCGGTCCAAGGTGGTGGTCTTTACCATCATCGACACGGACAAGTTCACGGACAAGGCGGGCAAGGAGCGGAGCATGACCAAGCGGCTGCTCGTTGCCAAGAAAGAAACGGCCGAACTCCTGAAGCGGAAGTACGCCACGCAACTGGAGGAAGGGCGTGGCCTTCGCGGGGCCATGTTCAAGGTCTACCGGAGCAACGCGGACACCTCCGCAAGCGTCGGCACGGACTTTGAGTACATGAAGCACGTGGACCTCGCAACCCTGCCTGACGCGGAGGAACTGCCCTACGCGGAAATCCTGGCCCCGAACCCTGACGCCATGAAACGGATCGTGGAACGGCTGAAGGCGGAGAGCGGTGCCGGGGGCGGCGGCGTGGAGGGAACGGGAACGGAAGTGGACTACTAGGAGGGGTCCAGCGGCCAAACCCCGGCAAGGGATTGACGGGATGGGCTGCCCCGGCAAAGGACTGTCGGAGGCAGCCTTTTTCTTTGGAGGAGCTGGCATGGCAACGCAACTGGAACAGGCGGGTGAGTTTGTGGCGGCGGCCCGGCGGTTTGGGGCGTTCGCCTATGACGTGGAGAACCCGCCGAACCTTCGGCCCCACGGAAAGGATTTCCGGCTGTGCGGCTGTTCCTTTGCGACTGGCACCTACGGCGGCCCCGACGAGCTGGCCTACTACTTCACGGACCCGGCGGCGACCGCACACGTGTGCGGGGAGCTGTTCCCGGACCCGGACCTGGAGGCGGTTGCGTTCAATGCGAAGTATGACCTCCAGTGCTTGCGGGCGGTGGGCACGATACCGACCTACGGTTACCCGGTGCGGGTGTGCGACCCTATGGTGGCCATGAATTTGATCGACGACAACCGCCATCCAAACCAGCTAGGGCTCAAGGTCCTGATGCGGGACCTGTTTGGCGAGGCCATGATGGAGTTCGAGGAGGCGTGGAAGTACGGCGAGCACTCGCCCCAGTTCCACGCCTACGGCCGGAACGACAGCCTGCAAGAGTTGCGGCTGTGGCAGTGGTGCAAGCCCAGGCTCCAGGCGGACAACCTGGGCAAGCTGTTTGACCGGGTGCTCATGCCGATGAACAAAGTGTTCGCGGACATGGAGCTGGAGGGGTGCCGGTGGGACCTACAGCACGCCCGGGTCTTGCTCCGTGGGTTCCAGGAAAAGCGGCGGGAGCTGGAGGCCCAGATCAAGAGCAAGATCGGGGACCTGAACATCACTAGCGGGAACCAGTTGGCACGGCGGCTCTTTGACGACCTGGGCTACAGCACGAAGGGCGTGGAGTGGCTGCCAAAGGCGGGCCGGTGGAGCGTGGATGCCCGCACGATGGACCACCTTGCCCGGCGATATCCGGTGTGTCACCTGATCCGGTTATACCGGACGGCCTGCAAGATGATTTCCACCTACGTGGAGCCGTTGAGCCGGGCGGCCTTGGAGGACAGTGAGCAGCGGGTTCACCCTACGTTCTGGCTCACGAGTGTCACGGGCAGGACTAGAAGCACGGACCCGAACTTCCAGAACATCCCGGTATGGATTGGCGAGGAGTTTGCCCACCTACGCATCCGGGACGGCATAGTGGCGGCCCCCGGCTGGAAGCTGATCGTGGCGGACCTGAGCCAGATTGAGCTTCGCCTTTGTGCCCACGTGACTGGGGACGCCAAGTTCACGGACGCCTATACCTTCTGGCAGTGTACGGAGTGTGACACGCGGGGGCACGAACACCGGCAACTCTTGCACGCCTGTTCCAAGTGCGGGGCGGCAGAAAGCGAGGCTGTGCTCAAAGGCGGTCGGGGCTTCTGGCACGGCAAAGACATCCACACGGAAACCGCTCAGAACATCAAAGCTCTGGGCGGGGACCGCAAGAAGGGCAAGGTGGCGAACTTTGCTCTGATCTACCTTGTTACGGCCTACCGGCTCCACTACGAGAACCCGGACTGGAGTGTGGCCCAGTGGCAGGAGGTGGTGGACGAGTATTTCAGTGAGGAGAATTACTACGGGGTCAGCGTGTGGCACGGCCGGATGGAGCGGGCCTTGTGGGAAAAGGGGGCCGTTCAAGACATCTTTGGGCGGAAGCGGCGGTTGCGGCGGGAGGACATAGAACGGCACACGAAGCACGCCTTGAACCAGTTCGTGAACTTCCCGATGCAGGCGGGGGCGGGGAACTACATCATGCGAAGCCTGGGCCAGTTGCGGGAGCACTACATCGCCACGGGTGAGTGGATTGGCGTGGTGCGGCCTACGAACTTTGTCCACGACGAGGTGGTGCTGGAGGTGCCAGAGGGCAGGGTGCCTGACGTGGTGCCGGTGGTGCGGCAAACGATGGAAAACGTGGTGCGGCTCAAGGTGCCCGTCCGTGTGGACATCCAGGTGGTGGACAGGTGGGGGGACGTGAAAAGTTAAGATACTGGACTGACTATGAGTGCGGTGACGCTACTATTCCCTGAAAAGTGCTTTGCCTACCTTCGCATCACGCGGGTGGCCAGTACCTCCATTCAGAACGCCCTTGCGGCCTGGGTCGGCCTGCCTCCGTGCAACCCCTGGACACGGACATGGCGGGCAGCGGTGCCCATCTACAAGACGGAGGCGACGCGGGGCTATTACCGGGTCGCCTTTGTGCGGGACCCCCGGGCACGGCTCTATGGAATATGGCTGAAGCACTGGGCCCACGACCCAGGGCACCGTCACTTCTGGAAGCGGCGGCGGTTTGGCTCCTTTGAGCAGTTTGCCTGGGCGGTGGTGGAAACTACCCGGGACAAGGAGCTAGATGAGCACCTGAAGCCCCAGACGAACTTCGTGCTGCCGGGCGGCGTCCTGGCGGCTGACTTTGTGGGTCGCTTTGAGCGGCTGGGCGACGACTGGCGGCGGCTGCAACTCATGTTCGGTCTGCCCGACTTACCTCACGACAACCGGATAGAGCACCCACCCTTCCAGAACGTGTTCTCCCGGGAACTGTGGGTGGCGGTGACCCAGCGGTACGCGAGCGACATTCGTGCCTTTGACTATCCTGAACGACGGAGGGTGTAAAGATGCCAAGCTGGGAATTCGACCGGCTGGAGCCGACCATATTGCGGCGTGCCATTGTGTACGCCCACGGCAAGGTCCATGAGCCTGGGTCAGAGAAGTGGCGGTGCCCACCCCACGACGCTGACTTGCTGGCACTGATCCGGGAGTATTATTGCAGATGGAACGGGCACTGGGAGTTCCCCTTCGAGACACGGTGGGTCCTGCTCCAATTCGTGCGGTTCCGCAAGCTGACCCCGGACAAGAAGAAGGAGTGGGTGGAGATACTACAGATGCAGCTCGGCGGGGTGTTCGACCCGGCGGTGGAGCTACCTGCCCCAGTAGAGGAGGGCGGTGGCGATGGAAGTGCCTGACCTGACAGACGAGCAAGCCTTCCAGGATGCGGTACTTGCTGAGCTACGCGGGGAGGCAGACGCCGATACCTGTGTGGCCTTGCAAAGCCGGGAGCACGTGCGGGCGTGGCTGAATGAGCTGCTACGCCTGAAGCAAGACGTGGAGGTGCAACTGATAGAACGTGATGCTAAGGCCAAGCACCACAAGCAAGGATGTCTGGAGCGTGGCAATGCGGGGAAGACAGATTGGTTTGCCTACGAGGCAGACCTGCAAACGTGGCGGGCCTCCGTTATGCGGTTCAAGGTCCGGGTGGAGCAAGGCATCCGGCTCGTGAAGGAACGTGTGCGGCTGTACGAAGACGGCGACCGGCTGGCACTGGAGCGGCGGTTGCGAAGTATTGAAGACAGGCTGGCAGCCTTGGAGGGACAGGGCAGGAGTAAGGAAGAAATATACGAGGAGGTACAGCGGCTCTTGAGTCGGTACAAGGGAGTATGATACGTTTGCCTGGGCTTTGCTCGTTGTGTTACCTTTTGGAAGGGTTGCCCGGGCATTTTTTGACAGTGTTGTTTGGTAGGAGGAGGAGTTTGCCCGGGCTTCGATGGGATTGTTACCTTCGGGCACGCTGCCCGGGCAATTTTTCCGCACACGTGTGCGGGAGGAATGGGTGTCTTTCGACTACCCGATGATTCCTATGAGGTAGGGTATGGCGGAGCCTGACTTGACGACATACTACCTGGGGCGGTTGCTGTGGGCGGACCTCCGCTACGTGCCGATGGAGCACGTGGAGGCCCACCTCACTGTCACGACCAGTCCGTTCCGTGGCGACCCGGAGGAGATGTATTGCTGGGAGGTGAAAGGCGACCGTGTGGGCGTGCCACGTGCCTGGGGGCTTGCGAACCTGATGGCCCCCTGGGACACGGTGGAGGATCGAACAGCGTGGCAGGCGGCCGACTGGGGCGGTTTGACGTGGAAGTACGGGGAGGGCTGGCGGCCTGGGCAGTATGATGCGGTGAAGGACTTGACAGAGCAGTTTGAGGGGGGTGCCCGCGGTTTGCGGTTGGAGAGCCCGGCGGGTAGTGGCAAGACCCTGATGGGGCTGGCGGTGGGGTGCAACCTACGGACCCCGACGCTTGTGGTGGTTCACAAGGAGGACTTGTGGGAACAGTGGTGGGACACCCTTGACCACTTCTTCCCCAAGGTCCAGCGGGGGCACGTGCAAGCGGACAAGTGGGATTGGGAGGACAAGCACGTGGTCACGGCTATGGCCCAAACGCTCTACTCCAGGCGGCACGAGCTACCCCCGGGGTTCAAGGAGCGGTTCGGCCTTGTGATTTACGACGAAGGCCATCACTACCCGGCTCGCACGTTCCAGCAAGTCCTCGGTATGTTCCCAGCCCGACATAGGCTGGCGGTGTCTGCCACGTGGCGGCGGGGCGACGGTTTGGATGACGTGTGGAACTGGCACGTGGGGCCGGTGGGGCACGTGGCCAAGACGGAGTATCTGACAGGAGAGTACGTTCAGGTCCCGTGGAAAACAAGGCTCCGCGATAGCTGGTTCCGCTTCGGGGGCAAGCTGTCCACGGCTACGCTCTTGAACTGCCTTGTGAAGCAGGAGGACTATCTGAAGTGGCTGGCGGAACAGTGCATAAAGGGCGTCAAGGCCGGGCGGCGGGTGTTGCTCGTGGCCGACCGCGTTTCCCTGCTCTACCGGCTGTGGTGGATGATCCCACGGATGGCCCCGGGCACGATTGCGGCAGCATACTGCCGGAGCTGGCTTAGTGGCGACGGCCCCCCAATAGAAGGCAAGGTACCAAAGAAGCGGGCAACGGTGTCCAATAGCGAACTCCTGCTCGCAAAGAAGGCCCCCATCGTTCTGGCGACCTATGGTATGATGGCTGAAGGGACAGACATACCGACCCTGGACACCCTGATCTTCGGTACACCCCGGGCAGAAGTGGAGCAGGTGGTGGGCAGGATACAGCGGCCGGAGGGAACCAAGAAACCGCTCTTGATTGTTGATCCCGTTTTCCAGACCCCCTACCTGGAAGCCCTTGGCGGAAGGCGGGCCGAAACCTTTGACCGTTTGGGCTTCCATAGGAGGACCTGATATGAGCGATGCCGACAAGAGCCCAGGCGAGGCCATTATGGCCCCAGTGGCAACCCCGGACAAACCGGCCAGCGTCTATACGAACGTGTCGCGGCTGTGGAAGGCCAGCGGCCGGGTGGAAAAGGAGGAGGCCGACGAGCATCCGATTGACGTGGCGGTGCCAGCGGCGGGCGTGCCCGTGGCACACGTGACCCACGGCGGGCGGTTGACCTTGAATATGGGGAACTACGAAACGGCCCAGGTGACCGTGGAAGTGACCCTGCCATGCTACCCGGAGGAACTGGACGTGGCCTACAAAGCGGCCCGGTCCTTTGTGGAACAGCGTATGAACGCGGAGGCGTCTGCCCTCCGTGACTACCGCAAGAAGAAGGCTGGGGGGTAGCATGAGCGACGACCCGTTGCGTGACTTCATTGCTGGTATCAATGCGGCCTACAAAGGCGAGGTCATGGAGGTGGGCGGCCGGTTTGGGGCCTTGACCCTGAGCCGGTTTTCCAGCGGCGTGCTCAGCCTGGACACGGGCCTGGGCGGCGGCTGGCCCTTTTCCCGGGTGGTGGTGCTGGCAGGAAACGAAAGCACGGGCAAGACGTTGCTCGCCCTCAAGGCGGCCAAGACTGTGATGGAGTATGACCACAAGACCCACAAGCACCGGGACTTCTGCAAGGAGGGAGCGTTCATCCCCGGGCGGTGCTTGTTCGTGGACCTGGAGGGAACCTTTGACTTGGAATGGGCCAAGGTCCACGGCTGGGACGACACGTGGCACGCGGTCGCCCGGCCGGAGTACGCGGAGCAGGCCATCGACATCATAACGGCGGCTCTGGAGGAGGGGCTTTTTGACCTCATAGTGCTGGATAGCGTGGCCATGATGAGCCCCACGGTGGAAATAGAAAGCTCCACCGAGGACTGGCAGGTGGGGCTCGCGGCCCGGCTAGTGAATAAGGCCATGCGGAAGTGGACCAGCCGGTTGAACAAGATGGCCCAGGGCAACCCGGCGGGCGGGCCGATGGTGCTGTGCCTGAACCAGTTTCGCGTGAACATCGGGCAAATGTTTGGCGACCCCCGCACCCTGCCCGGTGGCATGGCTCAACGGTTCTGTGCCAGCATCATCATCTATACGAAGTCCGCCAAGGTGCTGGACGGCGACGACAAGGAAACCGCGACCGTGGAGCTGGGCGGGGTGTGCTACAAGAACAAGACCTACATCCCCCGCATCAATTTCGCCTACGAGATGGGCCTACGGGAAGGCGGCAAGCTATCGAAGGGCATGGTGGACAACCTGAAGCAGATACAAAGCCTGGGGCAGAAGTACCGGCTCATCCAGAAGGTCACTGAGGGGTCCACGGACACGTGGCGGTTCGGGAAGCGGGTGTGGCCTACCCGCAAGGCCCTGATGGAGGAGGTAGAGCGGGACCCCGGGCTGTGGCGGCAACTCTGGCGGAGTATCGTTGCGGTGGCGACGGAAAAAGTGGTATGATGGGTCGGCGGTATGACATAGTGGAAATCACGGGCTGGGCCAGCCTGGAAGCTGACCCGGACTGGGTGGCTCTGCAAGAGCGGCGGCGGGTGGCCCGGGAGAATTACGAACGGAGGCGGCAAGAACATGAAGCGACCCTACGTGCTGGGCATAGGGCTCCCCAAGACAGGGACGTTGACACTGGCGAAAGCACTGGACCGCCTGGGGTGGCGGGCCTTGCACGACCACAATCGGGGGAAGCGGATGGTGCAAAGGAACCGTGAATCAGGTTTGCCCCTACTGGCGGGCAAGCATAGGTTCACGGCCTTCAGCGACAACCCGTGGCCCCAGGTATACCGCGAGATAGACGCCCAGTACCCGGGCACCCTGTTCATCTACACGGTGCGGGAAATGGAAGCGTGGCTGAAAAGTAGGATCAAGCACGCGGAACGCAACCGAAGGAACCCCCGCTACCGAGGCGGGTGGACTAAGGTGAACGTGGAGAAGGCGACGCAGCGATACGTGACCCACGATGCCGAAGTGCGGGACTACTTTGCGGGCCGCGAGGGTGTTGATTTTCTGGTCATGGACATCTGCAAGCCGGACGGCGATAGGTGGGGACCCCTGTGCAAGTTCCTCGGCGTGCCCCGGCCAAAGAGCCCGTTCCCGCACAAGAACAAGGCGTCGGTCTTGGAGCGGCGGGTGGCGGGCTTTGAGGAGTTGGAAAGACGAAAGGAGGACAAGAGTGCCCAGAAGTCGAAGAAGGACAATGGGGAGGCTGGCAGCCCGGGATGACCGGGACCAGGGCTACCTCTTGCGGACGCTACTGGAGCGGAGGCGTGCAAGCACGCGGCGGAGCCGGTGGTGGCGTAGCGTGTGGAACGGGGACCAGAAGGCGACACCCCGTTGCGTGGGCTTTGCCTGGGCTCACTGGCTCGAAGACGGTCCCGTGACCCAGGTGCGATCACGGCCCCCGGTGCTGGCCCCGGCCACGATCTACCACGAGGCCCAGAAGGTGGACGAGTGGGCGGGTGAGGACTACGACGGGACCAGCGTGCGGGCCGGGGCGAAGGTACTCCAGGCCCAGGGCTTCATCGGTGAATACCGATGGGCTTATGACTTGGACACCCTAGTGGAAACGGTGCTGGAGCTTGGCCCCGTGGTGATGGGGACGAATTGGTACGAGGGCATGGACGAGCCTGACCGCCGGGGCTATATCCACCCCTCTGGTCGTATGCGTGGCGGCCATGCGTGGCTCATACGCGGCGTCAACCGGCGGGAGCGGTACTTTGGCATGAAGCAGAGCTGGGGCACGGCCTGGGGCAACCGGGGGCAAGCCCGGATCAGTTTCGACGCGGTGGACCTACTGCTCATGGAGTACGGCGAAGCGTGCCTTGCCAGCGAGGTTCGCAAGATGCCGAAGGCGGCGTAGCATGGTCAAGGAGTTCAGGGTTGGCGGGCGGGAACCAAAGAAGCCGGGGCGGTCGGCCCTTGGCAGTCGGAAGGCCCGTCAGACGCAGATCGTGGGCCACGAGCAGGACATAGCCGACAGAATACCCGGCGGGGAGCGGCAACCGGCCAGCGGTGCCCTCCCGCACAAGAAGGGCGACGTAAAGCTGGAGCACTTCGTCCTCGACAGTAAAGAAACGAGGGGGGCGGTGCTAACGGTGGCAAGCCCGGACCTGACCAAGATCGTGAGGCAGGCAGGTGAACAGGGCAAGCTCCCCGGCATTGTGCTAACGGTGGGGCGTGTGCCTGCCACGGTGCCCCGGGAGTGGGTGGCTGTGCCTTTGGAGGTCTTTGCCCAGATGGTAGAAAACGGACAAGATAGGGGATTGACATGAGTGGGCTTGTGAGTGCCTTTGACGTGGGCCATGCCCCGGAAGCGGGCACCATACCCGGCGGCGTGCCGGACCTGGGCAAGCTGGCCCAGTCCTTTGTGGACGGCTGGCCACGTGGCGAGGTGGTGATTGACACCATCCGGGCCTCTGGTATCTTTTTCCACTGCCCCCGGGAGTTTGTGCTGAACTACTGGCGGCCGGTGCCCACCTCTGACTTCGATCTGAAGTCCTATCTGAAGATGGGGACGGGCAGCTACCTCCACGAGTGGCTTCAGAACGTGTGCCTGGGTCCTTTGGAGGTGCTGTGGGGGCACTGGATACGGCCAAATCCGGAAGCCACGATGGACCCGGAGTACGATGGCCCCCGCTACGGCCCCCCAGGCGGCGTCACGCCCTGGGTTCGCGTCACGGGCTACCACCCGGACCCGGGGCTTACAATCCACGAGCACGTGAACCAGCGGCCTTTGACGTGGAGCTACCTGGAGCCCCGGTGGGTGGACCCCCTTTACCGGATCAGCGGGCACGTGGACGGCGAGGTGAGCCTGGACCGGATGCGGATGGCCCTGGAGTACGTGAAGGACTGGATGTTGGACCCGGCGGCTGTCCGCACACGTGTGCGGGCCTGCCCAGGGGATGACCGCAATCTGCTGGAAATCAAGACCAGCGGCACGTATCAGTTCGGCAAGCTGGCAGGCCCCGGCTCCATCCCGGACTACTACAAAGCCCAGGCGGAAGCCTATCAGCACGGGTGGAAGAAACGGCGGACCTTGTTCTGGTTTGTGGATCGGGACACGATGGGCAGCAAGTGTATCGCCTACGTCCAGGAAGGTGGGTGGCTGAAGGAAAACCTACGCAAGGCCCGCATCACCTGGGAGGCGATCCGCGACGAGGTGTTGCCCGAGGGGATGATGGCGTGCCGTACCCCCAAGGATCGGCGGGCCAAGACCTGCCCACACCGGAAAGCGTGCTGGGCTACCCTCCCCAAGGACTTGGACGGTTGCAAGACCTTCCCGGAGTACGTGGCCAAGTGCAAGGAGGCCCAGCCCGACCGCAAGTGGCTGGACCTGACCGGCCTGGACTTCACGGAGAGTTAGTATGGCTAAGGCATACGCGGAGAAGCTGAAAGACCCCCGGTGGCAACGCAAGCGGCTGGAGATTTTTCAGCGTGACGGCTGGGAGTGCATTCACTGTGGGAGTTCCAGGCGTATGCTATGCTGTCATCACGTAAAGTACATCGAGGGGCTGGAGCCGTGGGAGTACCCGGATGACTTGCTGCTAACCCTATGCGAAACGTGTCACGACATGTTGAAGGGCGTCCGGCCGGGTAGTGTGATGCTCTGCGGGGGTGGCGGGTACTCTTACGATGGGAGATGTCCGTGGTGCGGGAGCAGCAACGTCAAGGACGTGGGGAGTTTCGATAAGTGCTTGGACTGCGGGGAGCGGATTGACTTCTTTCCGCCCGAGGCTTGACAAGGCGGCCCGGCTGTGATACAGTGCTTGGTATGTCCAAGTTCCGAGCGTGTTCTTCGATCAAGGGCTCCC